GGCCAAGAGTTCGTGTGGAAATCCGTCGCGCAAGATCACTACATGGACGCCGTGAAACTCTGCCATGTCGCCTGGCACATCTTGAAAAACTGACGCATGAAAAAATCCCAACTCTGGAAAATCTACACGGCAAAAAATCCCAGTTTCGCGGGAGACGGCAACATCACGATGAGCGCGCGCGGCCTGCGAAAACTCTTCGACCAAACATGGGACTTGGCCTACGAGCACGGCGAGCCGGAGATCGAACACGCGCCGGTAAACGACTCAAAAGCCGTGGACGATCTTCGCAAAATCTTTGGCATGTTCTGAGCATTTTCGTGGCGTCACGAAATTGATGTTTTGTCAGAAAAAAGCATACAGATTTCCGACATAATTTTTATGACTTATACCTCATGCGGTATAATCAAAGCCTATCTTTGTTGCCGTATACCTCATCAGGCTTGTTGAAAAAACAGGTCTGTATTTTCAACAAGTTTAGAAAGTGACCGGAGAACTCAAGCCACGCTTGAACTGCCGCGCAGATTCTAATCATCCCGAACACTACACTCGCCGAGTGTAGTGTTTTTCTTTTGTAAACTTTGACTCTCCCGCCTTCATGCAGGCAGGCGGACACACGACCGAAGCGGCCTCTCGTAGAAGCACACTGACGACGGTGGGATGGGCGGTCATTTATGACCCAAGACTCCCGAAGGCCCACGCTTGAAAAGGAAGTGCACGCCGTCCCTGCCAACTTTGACCGGCGCAAGTGGGGAAGGCGTGCTGTGCCTCCTTAAAAAGCTCACCACCTCTACGACGGTCTTTCCCCCTCCGTGCTCTCCGTGTCCTCCGTGGTTAATCCATTTTGACACGCCCGCCGAGGCGTGACCGACCTCGACAAAATCTCCGGCGTGAAATCCTTCCTACGCCGCACCAAGACAACGCAGGAACTCGAAGCCCTCGCGCTCGCCACATTCGCCAGCGCCACCGAGGAAGTCGTCATCACATCGCTTTCCAGCGACGGCACCGGCACAGGCGGACAGGTCTCTTTTCCGAAATGGCTGCTTCTTCAAGCAGTCGAAGAACTCCTCGCGGAAGGCCCGAACGGACGCCAACTTTTTGCCATCGCCGACCGCTCCCGATACGGCACCGCCGTTTGACACGCCGCCCGTGGCGTGCCGTCAAAATCAAAAAAATCAAGTTGGGGAGGAACTCGCCCCGGAGCAGGTCGCCCGCGCAAGCTCGACGCAAAAGCAGCGGCATTTGAAGCCGCGCAACCTTCGCTGAATCGCGGCCTCGTATGGGTGCCGACCACAGACCCAAAGAGGGAGTTAACGGCTTACACGCGGATGGAAATCCTGCGCCTCGCGCGCTGGCTCTACAACAACGCGCCGCAGGCCACCTACCTCGTCGAGCATCTGGCACAGCGCGCCGTCGGAACCGGCATCGTGGTTCAGCCGAAAACATCGAACACCGCTTGGAACAAGAAAGTTGATCAGTATTTCGAGGATCGCGTCTGCGCAGAGGCATGGGCATTCGACGCATCGGCACAGGTGAATTTCTACACCGCGCAATCTCTCATCCTTCGCCAAGTCGCCATCGACGGCGACTTTTTCGCTCAGTTCCTCAAGACCAGAGAAGGTGCCGCCCGCGTCCGCTTCATCGGCGGCGAAGCCATCGGCGGCTCTGCCAGCTTCGGCAACCCGGATGACATGACGCACGACGGCGTGCGCCTCGATCAATTCGGAGCGCCCGCAGCCTACACGATTGGCGGAAAAGAAATCTCTGCCGACCAAGTGCTGCACATGCGGCACATCCGCAGGCACGGCCAGCCGCGCGGCGTCTCGTGGCTCCACTCCGCAGTCTCCAACCTCCGCGACATCTCCGAAATAAATGGCTTCGTCAAAGGCGCATACAAAGCAGGTGCGCAAATCGGCTACATGGTGACATCAACGGAAGTCGCCAAGATCGGCCTCGGTGCCGGACTCAAATCCACCACCAACGAAGTCGGCGACCTCCAGACCACCGACCTACCAAACGGCATCCTTCTCCCTCGCCTTAAACCAGGCGAAAAACTCGAAGCCTTTAAGAACGACATCCCAGGCCAGACCTACGAAGCCGTGATGCGCGCCCTCCGCAGCGATGTCGCCTTCGCCATCGGCCTCCCACCCGAAGCCATGATGGTCAATGTCGGCCTCGCTGGCACTGAGCAGCGCGCCGTCCTCGAGGTCACTCAGAATTTCCTCGAGCGCCTGCAACAGCAGGTCATCGATCAGTTCTGCCGGCCGTTTTACAAATATTGGCTCTGGCATGAAATGCAGGCTGGTCGCTTGGAATACCCCGGCGATGACTGGTGGAGGCACGAATGGCTCGCACCGCGCAAGATCACCGTGGACAGCGGCCGCGACGCCCGCGCCTACAGCGAACAACTCGACAAGGGCCACCTCTCGCCGACCCGATATTTCAACATGCTCGGCCTCCGCGCCACAGAGGAAGAGGACGATGTGATCGACACCTTCCTCCGCCGCAAAGCCAAGTGCGACGCGCTCGGCCTGAACATTTCCGAAGTCTTCCCCAACGCCCTCCGCAACGGCATCGCCGCGCAACAACCCGCCGAGCCGGATGACGACGACTCTAATCAATCTCCCGCCATTTCCGATCTTCAAGCCAAGGAAAAACTCGACGCCATCGGCGTTGCTGTCCGCGCTGGCGTTTTGACTCCAGAGCAAGCGCTCGAGCAGTCCGTCCGCCAATCCTTGGCGCTGCCCGAAATGGGATCGGATGTCTTGTCCGAATGGCAACAAAACCCAATCCGCTCGCCGATCACTCTGAGCAGTGAACTCGCGGGCGCAGATGCCACCACTAACCCCACTCCCGAAGACAACCCAACCGAACCATGACCACACCCACATCCACCCCGAAATTTTATGCTCTGGAAAAAACCGCTGACAACGAAACCACGGTCACTCTCTACGACGAGATCGGTGCTTTTGGCGCAGGCTCGAAAGAGTTCCTCGCTGACCTCGGCAAGCTCGCAGGCCAACACATCCACCTCCGCATCAATTCTCCGGGCGGCAGCGTCATCGAAGGCACGGCCATTTACAACGCCCTCCGTCGACACGAAGGCGGTCTGACTGTCCACATCGACGCTATGGCCGCATCGATGGCCAGCGTCATCGCAATGGCAGGCGCTCCCGTTTACATGGCCGACAATGCCCTCCTGATGATCCACAACCCGTGGACGGTGAGCATGGGCGAGAGCAAAGACCTACGCAAAGAAGCCGACCTTCTCGACAAACTCAAAGTCAATCTCCGCAACGCCTATGTCCGCAAGACCGGCATCAACGCTGAAGAAATCGGCGCAATGATGGACGCCGAGACTTGGCTCGATGCCGTCGAAGCCGTGGCCCTCGGATTTGCCGACGCCATCGAGGAAGGCGTCGCCGCCGCTGCCAGCGTCACGCCTGACCAGTTGCGCGCTCGTTTTGACACCTTTGCAAAAGGAAAACCTATGGAAAACGAAAACCAACCCGCCATCGAGCCAGAAGTCGCCGCCACCGTCGTGAGCGAATCCGCTCCTGCCGAGCAACCCGCCATCGAACCCGCTCCTGAAGTTGTCGCCGAGACACCAGCACCTGAAGCTGTCGAAGCTCCCGCACCCGAAGTTGTCGAAGCTCCCGCCGAGCCTCAAGCCAAGCTCGCCGCCGCTGACAGCATCCTCGCCAAATACAACGCCGTCATCGCAGAGCGCGACGCAGCCGTGGCCGGACTCAAAGAAGCCAGCGCGAATATCGAATTCCTCCGCAGCGAAATCGCCGCCGAGCGCGAATCCCTCGCTCGCCTGGAGCGCAGCCTCGGCCTCTCAGCCGCCCGCGAAATTCCCGAAGTCCTTACCACGCAGAACGCGGAAAACATCTACGACCAGTGGAAGAACGCCACCGGCGCCGAGAAGACCCGCATCTTCCGCGCAAACCGCAAGGCGCTCGAAATCGCGGCCAAAAATTTGACACCGCAATAAATCACGAAAACCCAACCAACCACCTAACACACCATGGCCACCACCATCTCATCCGAACTGAAACTGAATGTGGTTCTCGACAGCGCCCTCATGGCCCTGCGTGAATCGCTTCTTCCTATCAACGCCTTCTCGACCGTCTTCAACTCGGTCCCACTCCAAGGCACCGACAAGATCAGCGTCCCGTTCTACCCTCTCGCCACTGATGCGACGAGCGACTTCAACGGCACTTACGCTTTCAACGACTCCAACGCGATCAACTCCCGCGAGATCACGGTCAACAAGCGCAAGTATCAAGCCTTGAGCTTCACCAGCTCGGAACTCGCCCGTCAGCCTTACTTCAACGCCGAACAATTCGGCTTCCAGAAAGGCCGCAAGCTCGCCGAGGACATCCTCCGCGACATTCTCTCCGTCGTGACCCTCGCCAACTACGGCGCAGCGATCCACACCGGCGCAGCTTCTGCCTTCGACTCCGACGACATGATCACGATCAAGACCGCTCTCGACCAAGCCAAGTGGGCAAAGTCCAGCCGCGTCATGATCCTCGACAACGCTTATGAAGGTGCGCTCCTCAAAGACGCCAGCATCAAGAACGCCGCCGCAGTCGGCACAGCAAGCGCCATCCAAAACGGCCGCCTGCCACAGATCGCTGGCTTCGATGTTATCGGAACCAACTTGATCCCCGGCAACAGCCAAAACCTCGTCGGCATGGTCGCGCTCCCAGAGGCAATCTTGGTTGCCTTCTCACCAATCAAGCCATCACCCGGCGTGCTCAACCACCTCACAGCCTACGAGACCGCAGTCGATCCAGAGACTGGCCTGACCATCGAGTATCGTAGCTGGGCAGACCCCGACACTGACACCGAGAAGCAAGTCCTCGAGGTCAACTACGGCTACGCCCTCGGCCACGCCGCCGCCCTCAAGCGCATCGTCTCGGCCTAAGCCACATGCGCCTCGCAATCACGCTCACTCGCACCGGCGACACTTGGCAGGTCAAGCACCTGCCAAGCGTCCCGCTCGGCGAGCAGCTCGCAGACTTCAAGGCCAAGCAAGTCGCCGGCGAATTCACCGCAGACGAAACGCTCGTTGTATCCCTTAACGATACTCTCAAGCGCCACGCGAAGAAGCCATCCGCCGCACCCGCGCCCGTCGAAGTCGAAGAGTCACCCAAAAAGAAAAAATAACAGCGCATTCCCCGCGCCAGCCGCAAACGCCCGCCGGACCTTATCCGGTGGGCGTTTTCTTTTGACACATCCGCTCTGGCATGTCGCCCGCGCAAAAAGACCACCTCGAAAACCTCGCCGCCACCGCGCGCAATACGCTCCTCGGCAAGCCCGCCACCTTTCGCGGGCAGAGCATCCGCGTCGGCCTGTCTGCCATCGCCATCGGGCTTGATCTCGAAACCGGCGGCCTGCGCCAAGGCGGCGAGTTCACCGCGCGCTTTCTCGCCTCCGCCCTGCAATCCGCTCCCCGCCGTGGCGAGCAAATCCTTGTGGATGGCAAGACCTACACCGTGGCCACCGTGCGCGAGCAGACCGGCACGCCCTTCGAATTCGTCGCCACCATCGTCCCCGGCTCCTCACTATGAACGCCTCCATCGAATCATCCCTCCGCGAGTGGCTCCTCTCAACCGTCCCGTTCGCCGACTCCGCAATCTTCACTGGCCAGAGCGCCGAGACCATCCCCGGTGACGCGCCTGTTGTCTTTTGCGCGTGTGAGACCGTCGAGCCGGTGGCGCTTGGCCTCTACAAAGTCACCGCGCAGATCGTCATCTCCACGCCATGCGTGCTGGAAGAATCCCTGCCGACTCATCAGGCACTTTCGGACGCGCTGAAGGCTGAGATTTTGGACCCGTCCGCGCTTGTCGATTTCCTGCCGCCCTCGCTTCACCTCGCCGGTGCTGTGCTCAATTCGTTCTCCCAATCCACCGCCAACGAGCGGTGGCTGACCTCCTCGGAAATCGTCCTCGGGCTGACGCAAATTTGACACCCGCTGCCGTGTGAACCCAACACACTATGGCAGCTTCTATTTACCGCTCATCTGCAGTTTCCTCGGCCACCTTCGGCACTCCCGATGTGTCTGGCCTCATCGTCACCGGCCTCACCAAAAGTGAGTCTACATCGCTCTCCGAGGTCAAAGACGACCAGGGCAGTGTGGTCGCCGTGGCAGCATCGGAACCAGTCACCGAAATTTCGATTGAAGGCATGCGCACCGGCACCTTCGCGGCCACCGTGGGCGGCACGCTCTCGATCTCCGGCGCAGGTCTCCCCTCCGGCGGCACCACGATCGTCACTGGCCTCGACACGACCTTTGCTGCCGAGCAGTTCGAGTCGATGAGCCTCACCGCTCGCCACTACGGCACCACGATGACCGCTGCCTAATTCCTCACCTCCTCGCCGGGGCAGTCGCGTAGCGGCTCCCCGGCAGGCCCACCGGGCGAACCGGCCAGAAATAATGAGCAAACAGATACTCCAACTTTTTTCGACGCAGAACCTCAAGGTCGCGTCAGTCCTCACGGCGCTCGGTTTTAATTTTGAAAACGACGCCGCCCCAGTGACCCGCGTCGCTCGCCAGAATGGCAACGAAAGCACGGTCTTCTGGTTCCACGCCTTGCACCCCACAACCGGCCAGACTGCCGACCAAGTCAACCGCTGGATGACCGTCGAGGGCGACGACTTTTGTGAGAAGAACCCCGAGCACCCGGTCGCCTACATGCGCGCCGCCCTGATGAACCGCGACGAGCTGGTGGGCGTCGTGAAGCGCACGCCGCGCATGTGCGTGATCGAGCGCAACGGCAAGACCATCGCCATCTCTGAGCACGCCACCGACGAAGATAAAAAACGCTTTGCAAAATTCCTATGAAACAAAAACCAAAAAATACAGAAACAGACGAACTCACCACGGACGACGAAATCCTCCGCATCCAAGGCATGGAGGACGGCCCCAAGCAAGTCGCCGGCCGCGAACTCCGCCCGATCTCCGCGCTCACGCTCTCATGGATGCAGCGCAACAAATTCTTCGGCGAAGGCCGCGACCTCATCTGGAAATGCGCAGCCTTCATGTTCCTCCACAGCGAGCCGATTCCCAAGGTGCGCAGCGTGGTGAACGATAACGACGCTTTCATGATCACCGTGGATCAGTGGATCGAGAAGAACATCCTGCACCGCGACGATGTGCAGACGCTCTCCAAGGCGATGGATGAAGCCTTCGAGCTTTACATGTCCGCCTCCACCCACTCGCAGGGAAATTCAGCGGGAAACTAAATGGCCCCAACTGGCTCGCAGGCTATGTCTACCGACTCGCCAAGATCACCGGCTGGGGCTTCCGCGAAATCATGGAGGAGCTGCCATTCTCCGCAGGCTTGCAACTCCTACACGCCGACGCCTGGGCAAATGGGCAGAAAAAATACTGGGCGCGAAACAACTCGCAGTCCGTTTTTGACTCCGTGGCCGAATTAGACGCTGCGATTGAGAAAATAAAAAATGGCTAAATTCAAATTCGAGAACCTGAAATTCGAGCAGATCATGAAGGACTACGCCACGATCCGGGAAACAACGATCCCGGATGCAGTCCATCTGAATGCTCGTCTTTTGTGTGCCGAGTTTGCGCGCCGGACCCAGCCATTCGGAAAGGATGACCAGGTAGGCACAGCGCGAGTTAAAAAAGACATTCTGAGCATCATCAAGCCTCCCGTTTACTTCCTCAAGTTTTTGGAAAAAACAACCAATCCCCGACTGCAAAAATATCTAAAGAAAAAATTTGCAGCTAGGGACTGGGCAAAACTCAAATCCACATTGGCCGCCGTGAAAATGGGTTCAGATGCTTTTTCTGTGCTCGGCCCCAAGGATTACGCAGGCGTGCACAAATCGCACAGAAGCAGAGCCACAGGCCGTGCATTACGCCCGCACTCGTTTTATTTGGGAGAAGATGCGTCCTCTCTCAACACCTACATTGAAGAGCGGCAAAAAAAGGTAGGACTCTCGAAATCGGGGTGGGCAGATTGCGCAAACCAGCTCAAAAAAGTCATCAAGAAGTCTCAGACATACGACTTTCCCAAATGGGTGACGCGCCACAAAGCCGGTCTCGGGTCTGTTATCGACAATACAGCCAACTTAAAAGCGCCAACGGTCACTTTAACAAACAACACGCCATGGGCCGACAAAGTGCTCACTCCATTTGAGCAACTGCACGGCATGGCATTTGTCGCTCAAAAAATGAAAAAGCAAATGGAGACCATTCTTAAGAAACGCCAACTCAAACTGGAGGCTGCGTAACCATGGCTGATGTATCAGTAGAATTTGGCGCGCAGGATGTCGGTCTTGAAAAGACGCTCAAGACGATCCAAGCCGAGATGACCGACCTGCAAGGGAAGGTAAAAGGCGGCGAACTTTCCTTCGATGAACTCGAGCGCACGATGCGCAAAATCGGCCAAGCCGAAGGTCTTGAAAAAAAGCTTAAAGCTATCGGTGATGAGTCTGCAATCTCAGCCCCGAAGGTCGACAACCTGAGCAAAGAATTGGAAGGTGTGGGCGCTAAAGTCAGCGGTCTCGGAGGTTTCTTCGACGAATCATTTGCCAAAATGGCAGGTGCCGTGTCTGTCGGCAACATCGCCGCCGCTGGGTTCAACAAAGCGGTGGATCTTGCATTTACAGCAGCGCAGTCCGTGGTGCAGGGCTTTGGAGATGCACTTGATCTTGGCGGCCGCTTGAGCGAACTCAGCGCCCGCACAGGGGAATCGGCAGGCAAATTACTTGTGCTGGAGACTGCTTTCAAAAATGCAGGTCTCGGCGCAGAGACGGTTGGCACCTCAATTAACAAGCTGCAAAATTTTATGCAGGATGCGGCCAATGGAGGCGACAAGCAGGTCGACACCATGAAGCGCCTCGGCATTTCCATGACCGAGCTTCAAGGGAAGACGCCCACCGAGCAGATGCAGATTTTTGCTGACAAGATCGCCGCGATCGACGACCCCACGCAGCGCGCTGCGACGGCTTCGGATGTCTTCGGCGACAAGCTCGGCGGGAAACTCCTGCCGCTCCTTACGGATTTCTCCCCGGCGCTTGACGATGCCAGGGAAAAAGTCGGCTCCATGGAGCAGGTCATGGATGAGAACGCCGCAACCTTTGACGCCGCCGGTGAAAAAATCGACGCAGTGAAAGGCAAGATGGCCGCATTTGCGGCAGGCGTTTTATCCGAGGTGATCCCTGCCGTGGACGACCTCGGCTCCAGCATGGAGAAGGTGGACGCTGCCGGGCTTGGCCAGAGGGTGGGGGAATATCTGACTCCCATCTTGGTTAATCTCACAGACGCCACACGCGGAGCCATTGACATTTTGGGCGAGCTTGGAGATGCGAATACCAAAGCGGCCAATGACACCGGCATCCTCGGCACCGCATACCGTGGAGTCACGACATCGCTCGATGGCTTCAATAAAATGATGGCCGATTCTTTTAATAAGTTCACTCCATTTGGATTCCTCATGGAGACGCTTGCTAGCCGTGGCAAAGATTTGCGCGCAAGCCAAGACTCCGCCGCCCAAGGCATCGACAATGCAGGGGACTCCGCCACGGCGGCGGCAGGGAAAATCGGCGAAGTTGGCACAGCCTCCGACACGGCCACTGGCAAGGTCGGCGCGCTCGGGACGCAAGCGGATGCCACCGGCGAGAGCATCGCTTCCTCATTTTCACTCAACGCAGAGTTTGCACCTCAACTTGACGGTGTGGCTTCAGCCTGGGCAGGCGTCAACGAGCAGGTCACCGGCAACCAAGAACTGCTTTCCAGCAATCTGTCGCTCGGCGAATCCCTTGTGGGCAAAACCGAGGAGCAAAGCCAATCCCTTGGTGGTCTGAATGAACAGCTCTCCGTGCAAGATCAGCTTGCAAAAACGCTGGTCGATACATACGGCAAGCATGCCGAGAAGGCCGCAGAAGTTGCTGCCAAACAAGCTGAGGCTGCGGCCAAAGAAGCCGAGCGCACAGCGCAAGCTCAAGCCGCCCTGCAAGTCGAGTTGGAACTCGCCGAAGCCAAAGGCACCGGTAACAAGGAGGAAATCGAATACCTTACCAAGAAAAAGGAATGGCTCGACGCTTGGAAGAAAGCCATCGCCTCCGGCATGGGCGAGGAGCAAGCCGCTGCATTTGCCAACAACCTCGCCGCCGCGAAAATCAACGCCGACAACATCAAGCCGCCAGCCTTTACCACCGCTAAGGAAGATGCGCAGGCCATGGAAAACGCGCTCGGAGGCTCCAAGTCCTTCCTTGAGGCGATGGGCAAGATCGAAAAATCCAAGGCCGTCGAAGAGGCTAAACTCGATGCGCAGGCCGCGCGCGCCGAGATCGAGGCTTTCGGCGAATACATGAATGTCGATTTGCAAAATATGTCTTTTGCCGACATCGCCAAAAAACTCGGCGTTAGCGATCTCTCACTGACCGGCAAGGAACAGCTCCAAGCGATCATCGATTTTGTCGGAGAGTCGAAAGACAAACTGGCCGTCAACCCAATCGACTCGGATGCCTTCAACTCAACCTGGCAGGGCATCCAAGACACCATCACCGGCAAGAAAACCATCCTCCCGCTCGAGGCCAACACCACCACCGCCGAGAAGCAAGTCGCTTCCCTGGCGAATCCCAAGACCGTCGCCGTAGACGCCGACACCACCAAAGCCCAAGAGCAACTCGCCGGCCTCGGCGGAGGCGTCGCCGTCGAACTCGACGCAGAGAACTCCATCGAAAACATCCGCCAGCAACTCAAGGAAGGCATCGAACTCGACATCTCTGCGAAGAGCGGCACGAGCGGCATCCTCAGAGAGATTCGCGGATTCGTTGAAGAGCTAAAACGGTGCGTCGTTGAAAAACTTGAACCCAAGCTGCCGGTCGCAGCCCTTGTATAATTATGCTATCTGACGGCCAAAATAAAAGTTTAATCTACATCTACGAAGTGCCAGATCAGAAAGGCATTTTCAATGAGCTTTTTAGCTACCAGCTCCGTTCTACTCCAAGTCCTTTGTTTTGGGGCAATATCTCTGGATTGCCCAATGGGCTGGAAATAAGTGCTTCAGGCGTAATTCAAGGTAGGCCCCTCGAGGTGGGCAATTTTACTCCTCAAGTTACTGGTTCAATAAATAACAACTATATACCGTATACACGAGGATTTAAGATTTCGATTGCCGTCGGCGCGCCGATCATTACGACAGGGCAAGTTTGCAATGCTCGAGCGGATCTGCCTTTTAGCCAACAAATAATTCTTCAGGATACTGTAAACCGTCCCGCAGGCGATAGAGCTTGGGAAGGCTTTTTTGCTCAAGACTTACCTTTTTGGGCCACAATAAACCAAGCAACAGGAGTCGTGTCTGGCACTCCACCATATGTGGGGAGCTATGCCTTCACCGTAACGGCTACCAATGCAACGGGGGCTGGCTCCGCACTGGTCACCATATTGGTTGACTATGGCGCTCCGCAGCTACTTCCAAATCAAACATTTTCACTTGTAAAAGGAGTTGCTTTTGAAGGAAACATTCAAAGTCGAGCAAGCTTTGAAGAGTCGCAATCTTCGTTTCCCATCACCAATTATTCCTCGTTAAACCTTCCGGCATGGGTGCAGCTTGACGCATCCACAGGGAAGCTGACGGCGACCGCACCTGAATCCGGCGAATTTTCGTTTTTAATAACAGCGACAGGTCCGGGAGGAGTGGACAATGATACGGTTCACCTTGAGGTGATTCCGCAGACCGCGACGGTGCCAGATATTGTATCAACGCAAATATCCGCAAATGTTGGGGTGGCATTGGATTACACGCTCGAGACTAGTAATCAAAGTTTTGTAAAATTCTGGTCATCCAACAGACTGCCGCAGGGATTAACGCTTAATGCTAACACCGGGCGACTTACTGGCACTCCGCTGAAGGCGGGCGTTTTCACTGTTGTTTTCACCGCGACAAACGCTCTCGGAGCGTCATCGGCTACGATTACAATTAACATCGTCTCAGGCCCGCCTGTTTTTGTTTCGCAAAACTTTGTTGGTGCAGCAGGGAAATTGTTTTCTCAAAATCTGAGCGCTACTGGAGCCGTAAGCTGGGCATGTTCAAGCTTGCCAGCGTGGGCGGTTTTAGATTCTCAAACTGGGAAAATTACAGGCACGCCAGCCAACCCTCTTCGCAGCGTATTTTCAGCCACCGCCACAGGAGCGACTGGCTACCAAACAACTGCGCAATGCACTATCGATATTGGGGCGAAAATTGTTACGCCATTAGATGCCGGGCTGGAATTATCTTTAAACGAAAATGTTGATTTTACCGTGCCGACAATTACCGCTGGACGCTCCATAGTTGAGGAATGGACGACTTCATTTTTGCCGCCAGGGATTACCTTTTCAAAAGGTAAATTTTCGGGCCGCGCAACTAAATCTGGATCATACACAGTAACAGTCTTTGCAAAAAACAAATGGGATTCGGCTTCTGCCACCATCACTTTTGATGTTGCTTTTGCAGCTCCGTCTATCAAGCGCAATCAAGTTTTAAAAGCGAAGACGGATCGCAAATTTTCTTTTCAAATTTCGCTTAACGACTTGGCCTCACGACCCGTAGAAAGTTGGGATGCCAGAGGTCTACCGGGCGGCATCCAGATCGATTCTTTTGGTAATATAAGCGGCACTCTTTCAAATCCGTATGAAGGCAAGTTCACTGTAATCGGCAAAAACAACTACGGAGAGGATAGCGCAGAAGTTTCAATTCAAATCACGGGACCGTTTTTCTACGGACAAACGACGCCAGTCCTTCAACCTGGAAGAACCGTTAAAACTTTCCCATCTGGGCTTGTGCTTGTAAGCGAGACTTACAAAATGCGTCCTCTGAACGAATCCGCAGCTCGAGCTCGCTTTGCAGAAGGCGCAACTCTAGATACAGAAAGCACATCGATTTCCGACCTTAAAATATTTCCGGCACCAGATTTTCGAAGTGTGGATAATGGCTTTGTCGAAATGGTTGTGACTGCTTACGGCCGCACAGGTGGTGAGCACCGGCGATCTCAATCACGCATCCAGAGCGCAAAAGTGCGGGATAAAATTCTAGTTGTTCCACCTGGAGGAGGCTCCCCGGTATGGATGGGCAGTTACAGTGAACGAAGCGTAAATATTTTTGCAAACACCCACACCGTGCGCCGCACTGTTGAATATAAGGACTCTGTTGGAAGCCCTGAAGGGGAGGCTGGCGTAGAAGACATCGCTGGATATGGCAAATCAGTCACCGCATTCACGGAGCGATACGATGTAGTGCCCTATGGCGATTACGATGAGGTTACAGTTACAACAGCCTACGAAGTTGTTTTCACTCAATTATGACGAGCGACCCTCCAGTCTCCTTTGAGCAAGCCGCCAAATCTGGTGGGAATCCGGCAAACGGAGGCTACCCATACCAAATTCGCGGCACCGACTTAGATAAAAATTTTGTTTTTGCATCATTGGTTGTCGCAGATGGTCTTGTTGATCAAACAACTGGCGCGGGTGGTCATAGCGCGCGCAGGCTCAAGATTCCCAACCCACCGGAGGAAGCGGAAGGTTTATTTCTAAAAGCCGACTTGTCTTGGTCCGAACCGTTGGAAAAAGGAAATTTCAAAGGTCAGTTTTTGCGCTGGGATTCTTCTGCGAAAAAATGGCTTCGATTTTCCGGCAGCGCAGAGGGAGCATTCCCACAATGGGACGCCGTAAACGGCTGGGAGTCGCAGGGCGCGGGAACGGCAGCAGGCCAACTCTTAAAGTGGAATGCGATTAGTAAAAACTGGGTGCCTTTTTCCGGCAGCGCAGAGGGAGCCTTTCTGCAATGGGACGCAACCAACGGCTGGGAGTCGCAGGGCGCGGGAACGGCAGCAGGCCAACTCTTAAAGTGGGATGCGATTGCTAAAAACTGGGTGCCCGGCCCCTCTGGCACGATTAATAACGAACTACTTCGCTGGAATGCAACTGACGAAACTTGGGAGCCTTTTGGCCGAGGCGTAGTGGACGGCCAACTCCTCGTCGCCCAGTCCGGCGGGTGGGTGCCTTTTACTGCTCCGCCCACATCCGGCACCCATGTCCTCGGCGCGGTGGACGGCGCGCTGCAATGGATCGCCACGGAGGAATGCTGAAATGACGCTGGGCCGCACCTCCGACAACAAGCTCAAGATCAAAACCGACGGCGGCCTCCGCGCGGTGGAGTGTGATTGTTGTGGCCCTTGCGGTGGGTGTCCGACGATTATCGGAGCCTTGCCCGCTACAGGAACTCCTCCGGTAAAGCCAACGAGCCTGGCATGGTCTGCGTCTTTTTCGCTCACGACTGGAAACCTCGCTTGTGGTGATGGGAGCGCCTTGTCCGGCACTATCGAGCAACCTGCCAATGAAATCGTATGTTCTACAGGCGTGGGGGGTGTTTTTAGATGCTACAGTCAGGACGGGTGTGTAGAAGAATACGAACCGAGTTGCCCCGGAGGCTATGGATCATCTGTCACTGCAACCATCGTTATTGGAAAATACAAAGTAGAAACATTCACTAACACTGATTCGCCATGTGGACCTTTTGCGATTAATGGACTGGTGCCAGACACAAGCCCAGAAGCAAAATGTGCATATTGGTTAGTTTTAAGTGGGGGCGAAATGTTTGGCGCTTTTGGCTGGGTTGTCTCTTCACCAAACCTTTACCCAATACCTCCAAATCAAATAATCGGATCACATCAAATCTCATGCACTGTTTATGCTGGGACTGTTGGATATGACCCCGAGACCAATGACCCGATATGTGAATCCTCAACCTCATTCACGCGCTCAGGCACCATTACCATCTCATGACCTGCCCCCACGCCACGCCGATCTCAGCTCACGCAAACACCTGCGCCCTCGGCCTGCACGGCGGACGCCCCAGCAAAGGCGTATGCGCCCGCTGCATGGAGCGGGGCGAGAACACGCCTGAGCACGCCGCTCAGGTCAAAGCCGCCCCTCCCAGCCTCCCGCAACAAGCCGCGAGCCTCGGCAAATCCCTCCTAAACTGGACATCCAGCGGCTTCACCGCCACACCGCCAGACATCCTCGCCGCCCGCGAATCCACCTGCCGCGCATGCCCGGAGTGGGACGCGCAGGCGCTCAACTCCACCGGCCGCTGCCAGATTTGCAAATGCTCGACCTGGGCAAAGCTCCGCATGGCCACCGAGCGCTGCCCGATAGGCAAGTGGGAGGCTGTGCCGCTCCCTCCCGCTCCGTGAGCGAAGCGGAGTGATTTGACACCTGCCGCTCGCGTAGCGGCATGAAACTTTTCATCGATCTCACATCTCGGCGGTTCGTCAAGAGCGCAGCCTCCTCGGCCGCTCTGCCGACGCTCGTGCTGAAGCGCCGCGATGTCATGCCGGTAGAGGTCATATTCGTTCAGCGAGGAGCCGCCGTCGCCACGCCATCAGGCACCACCAGCCGCATTGCGCTCAAAAGCAAATTCTCGGACGCTAATTTCCTCGCCGTGGCCGACTCCGGCACGCTCGACCTCTACACCACCGCCGTGGAAGACCTCTTTCCCGGCAGCACTGCCAGCGCCGACGCCCTCCTCGAGGTGCGCTACACCCGCACGGGCGAGGCTACTCGCACGGCCACGCTACAGGTAGAAATTCAAAACAGCGTCATTCTCGGCACCGAAGGCACACCCGCGACCATCCCCGATGGCAAGTCTACGCAAGCCGAAGCTGAAGCAGGCACAGACCACACCAAGTGGATGACCCCGCTGCGCACGAAACAAGCGATCGCCGCATTCAACTCCTCCGCAGGCATCGGATTCATGCCAGCACCGACCACGCCATGAGCGAGCAACTCGTCCGCTACATCAATTTCGGCATCGCCGGAAGTGCGCCACAGGTTCCCGCCTCCGGCAAGCGGCTTTACCTCCTGCCGAACGGCGACTTTGCGACCATCGACGCATCGGGCGTCGTCACCAGCTTGGCTACGAGGTGGGAGGCGATCACCGGCAAGCCTGCCACATTCCCGCCATCTGCCCACCAGCACCTTAAGAGCGAGATCACCGGCCTGCCTGCCGACCTCGCCGCTCTTGCATCCGCAGACACAGCCCTCGGCCAGCGCATCGACTACATCACGGCCAACCTGGACCCCGCAGCCCTCGACTCCATCGCCGAAGCCGCCGCATCGATCGGCAGCCTCCAGACCCAGCTCGACGGCAAAGCTCCAGCCGTCCACACCCACACAGCGAACCAGATAACTGACTTTGCGGCCGCAGTTGTCGCCTCTGCGCCTGAGCTTTCCATCACCACCACCACGCACACGGCGGACGGCCTCGCCGACACCTACTCCGTAAGCGGCCTCGCTTCGGCAAACCCCTCCCATGTCATCGTGACCCTCAACGGCGTCGTGCAAGCTCCAGGAGTGGACTACATCGTGAACTTTGCCACGGGAAAAATCATTTTCCTCGATGGGTATCCCGCCGCCGGTCAACTCCTCGTCGCCACCGCCCTCGGCCTCCGCAGCGTCCAACGCCCGATCGACCCCACCCTCTACATCTACGCGTTCGACCAATCTTCCAACGGCCTCACTACCTACAGCGGCCGCCTGCTCAACGCCAACCGCCCAGCCGCGCCAGCACTGCCAGAAACCGCCACAAGCTGGACCATCCGCCGCTCGACACTCAACGCCGCCGGCCGCGTGCTTTCAACCACCTCGTCCGTCGGCTCGTGGCTTAACCGGGAGACATTGTCCTACGCATGACAACGATCACCGAATCCAACCTCACGCAGACGCTCGATCTCTCTGGCTTCAACCTCAGCCTGCCTCCCGTCATCGTCGAATACCCGAACCGCTTGAGCTTCCCGAGCATCGGAAAAGCCGACCGCCTGTATATGGCGATGGATGAAGGCATGCCCTACCGCTGGTCGCCCTCAGCAAGCGCCTACGCGCTCACTATCCCCGTCATCGACTGCGGCAATTTTTGACAATTTCCCCAAGAACGAAACCCAACCAACAACCCACTAATCACATGGCCAATCCTATCATTCGCATCAAGCGCGGTTCCGGTTCTCCGGTCTCGCTTCAAACTGGTGAAGTCGCATTCGACACACTCAACAAATCCCTTTTCATCGGCACAGCCGAAGGCGTCCTGCCAATCGGCGGCGAGCATGTCTTCGCTAAGAAGACCTTCGTTTCTGACGCCGTAGCAGCCGAGGCTTCGCTTCGCTCCGCAGCGGATTCGACCCTCACAACGAATCTGAATTCGGAAATTTCGCGCGCCACAAACGCCGAAAACGTAATCGCCGCTAACCTTGCTCAAGAGCTTCTTGATCGTGCCGCGGCTGTTTCAGCAGAAGCCTCCTCGCGTGTTTCTGGCGATAACGCTCTCGACGCGAAAATCACCACTGAGAAAAATCGTGTGGACGCCATCCTGTCAGCCGCAGGGGCAAATTCCGATTCTTTCGCTGAAATCGTCTCGCTCATCAATAGCGTCGACACGACCAACGACCAAGCCTTCGCCGGTTATGTGACATCGAACAACGCCGCACTCGCCAGCGAAATCAGCTCGCGTGAAACAGGCGACACCAATCTCGGCATCCGCATCGACGGCGTAGTCACAGCCGCCACCGCGCTCACCACCAGAGTCTCCGCAGCCGAGCAAGACATCCTCGACGAAGTGGCAGACCGCGCAGCCGCGATCACCAGCGTTCAAGGCAGCATCGCCTCCGAGGCATCCACCAGGGCAGCGGCCATCACCGGCGTGCAAAACTCGGTCACAGCCGAGGCTTCGACCCGTGCGACAGCCGACACCTCGTTGAGCAACAGGATCACGGCCCTCGAAGGAGCCAGCGCCGACAGCCGCCTGAGCGCAGTCGAAGCCGATGTGGCCGACCACGAGACACGCATCAGTGCTCTCGAGTCCACCATCGACGGCGGCACCTACTAACCGCAACCACTCCCCGGCGGGGCGCTCCATAGCGCCTCGCCAAGCGGGGGGAGTTTAAAAAATCCGCCGAATAAAAACGCCACATGGCAACCACACAAATAGTTCCCAAACTCTCGACGGTCGCGGGCAAAATCCCAACCGCCGACCAGCTCGCCCCCGGCGCCATCTCGGTCAACCACACCGACCGCCGCATCTACGCCAAGCACCCCAGCACAGGCGAGGTGTATAAATTGGCCGGCACCAAAGACGCACCCGACCGCGTCTGGGCCTTCGACCTTTCGAGCGACGGCACCACCACCTTCCTCGGCTTCCTCCTCTACGCCGACTTTCCCAACAACGGCAGCGTCTACGACAGCGCAGCCTGGGAAATCTCCCGCACCATCTTCAACGCCGCAGGCACCACCAGCACCGAATCCAGCGCCACCGGCGCGTGGTCGAACAAACAATCTCTCACCTACAGCTAAAACATGATCGCAAACGCACTCCCTCGCCCGCTCACCGCTGGCTCAGTTGACAACGCCATCCTCCGCGCAGACGGCACGGACGGCACAATCCTGCAATCCTCCGGCCTCATTGTGGACGATGCCGTCGTGCCATACTCCGTGACAGGCGATGCCGCCACGGATGTCATCACTGCGACCGGTCATATCTACACGGCAAACCAGACCGTCATTTTCAGCGCCATCACTGGTGGCGCTGGGTTGTCCGCAAACACCGTCTATTTCGTCCACAACCCATCTGGGAACACCTTCCAACTCTCGACCACCAGCGGCGGCGCAGCCATCAATTTCACGACCAACATCACTGCCGGAACGGTCATCGCCATCCAAGCAAATGTGGCCATTTCGCAAAACACCACCGAAACTAACTCCGCTTTAGTTCTTACGCCAAAAGGCACTGGTGCGTTGATTGCTCATAAGCCTAACGGCACTCCCGCCGGAGGGAATGCGCGAGGAAATTTTGCGGTCGATTTGCAGCTCCAACGCTCAACTGCGGCACAAGTAGCAAGCGGAGCCAATTCGGTGATATGCGGCGGGCTAAATAATAGCTGCAACGCGCCGCGAACAGTTATTTGTGGGGGAAATTCAAATTCTGCAACAAGCGAAAACGCTTTCGTTGGAGCTGGTGGACTAAATGCGGCTGGCTCCCCTTGGGGAGTCGTTTTGGGGGGTTACGACAATGCAACTTCTGGCACAGGCGGAGGCCAAGTAATTGTTGGTGGTTATTACAACAGGTCGTCTGCGGGGACTGCATTTTTAGGAGGAGGCGACTCAAACCAAAATACCGGCCTTAATTCTGGAATTTTGGGAGGAGCAAATGCTTTAGCAGATCGTCGTGGAATGCAGGCACATGCGAGTGGACATTTTGCAGCCAAAGGCGATGCCCAACGCGCCAGGTTCGTGCTTCGCAACAAGACGACAACGAACAGCGCAGTCGAGCTATTTCTGGACGGCTCCTCGACACGCCTCACGATCCCATCTGGCAAAGTCCTCGGCCTCACCATTAACATCACAGGCATCTCCAGCACAGGAGCAGCAGTGGCGCACTACATGCGGCAGTATGCTCTCAAGAATGTCTCTGGCACGACCAGCGAGGTTTACGCACCCGTCACCATCGGAACCGACAACGCCGCAGGCACATCCATCGCACTCTCCGCGAGCGATGCGTCAGACGCGCTCGTAGTCAGCGTCACCGGCACAGCCTCCACCATCTGGCGCTGGGTAGCCAGCGTCGATGCCGTCGAAATTGCATTCGGAACTTAACCAAAACCACACCATGAGAACATACGGACTTATATTCGCAGACGGACGCAAGGAACTCGCCAGCATCGTGCTGGACGAAAACGACGAGCCACGCATCGACACCATCCGCCCATACCCCTGCCCGGAAGATTGGGTTGATCCAATGATCGTCCCCCTCGTCAAAATAGATCAACCCGAAAGCGGCGACTGGGAACCGAACATCGTCTGGTTCGCCGACCGCGTCGAGCGCCAGTGGATTCCCGCTAACTCCTAACCAAACACGACCATGCCAAACGAACTCAACATCGCCCTCGCCACCACCGGCCTCGCCGTCACCGCCCAGCCATACCAAAACGGATCTGCCGTAGGCTCTGCCATCTCTTGCCCCGAAACCGGCAGCACCGGATTCTACAGCGGAAACATGGCAGGCAGCGCAGGAACCTACCAAATCGCATTCCGCGCCGCCGGAGCCAATGTCGGCAGCGGCAGCATCGTGTGGAGCGGTAGCGCCGAAGTGCCAGCCAGCACATTCAACGCTGCGTCAGATGCAGTGGCTAATGTGACACTCTGCGCCACCACGACAACCTTGACCAACGCTCCGTCTGTCCCCAGCGCAGCAGCCATCGCCGACGAAGTCCGCGTGGAACTCGCCACCGAACTCGCCCGCATCGATGCACCAGTCAGCGGTGCGACAGCCCCAAGCGCCGCCACCGTGGCCAGCCAAGTCCGCACGGAGTTGACCGCCGAACTCGCCAAAGTCTCGGCCCTCAACACCGAGCGCCTCGCCAATGTGGCTACCACGGCCATCGTGGGTAACCTCATCGCCCAGGCGAACAGCTAATGAGCGATAGCGTCGCCAAAGCCCTCGACCTCGCATCCCGGTGGGTCACTCCCATCGGGATACTCGTGGTGATAATTTTGCAAAGCCAGTTCGTGAGCCGAAGTGAATTTGAAACAGCCTCCGAAAAACTTAGCGGCCGCGTTGAAAAAATCGAGGCCGTCTTGATTCGCATGGAGGCCAACGCCGAGACCGACAAGCGCCACGACATTCTCCTTGCAGACCACGAAGGCAGGCTGAGAGCCATAGAGCGCAAGCAATGACTTGGGACATTCCAGCGATGGTGCGCACCGGCCTCGAGATAATCGATAAGGTTGTGCCGGATACCGAAGCCAAGCGCAAAGCGCAAGAAGCCTGGCAACTCCGTGTGCTCGAAATCGCCGCACAGGAAGCAACCCATCAAAGCCAGACCAACACCGCCGAAGCCGCCCATGCCTCCCTCTTCGTCTCCGGGTGGCGACCCGCCGTAGGCTGGGTATGTGCCGCCTCCTTCGCATGGGTCTGCGTCGGCCAGCCGCTCTTTAGTTGGACCTATGTGCTTATTACTAAACAACCCGCTCCAGTCATAGCACTCCCAACCGAAATGCTGATGACAACACTCTTGGGAATGCTCGGATTAGGAACCCTCCGAACCCTCGAAAAAATCAGAGGAGTGAACGCAAAATGACCCTCGACGAACGCAGCGAACGCAATCTGGCCACGCTCCACCCCGACCTCCATCACCGCGCCGCCACATTCGTCGCCGCCGCCAAGAACCTCGCCGCCCAGCGCAACCTCGATGTCAAGTGCATCTGCGGCCTGCGCTCCTACGACGAGCAAGCCGCCCTCTACGCCAAAGGCCGCACAGCCCCCGGCAAGATCGTCACCAAAGCCCCCGCAGGCCATTCCATGCACAACTTCGGCCTCGCCATCGATCTCGGAGTCTTTTCAAAGGACGGCAAGAACTACCACGGCGACCATCCTTTATACCGCGAACTCGGCCCCCTCGGCGAATCGCTCGGGTTCGAGTGGGGAGGTCGCTGGAAGTTCAACGACGAACCCCACTACCAATTCCGCCCCGCCTGGTCAAAAAACATGACCGAGCGCGAACTCCTCGCCAGCCTCCGCCGCCGAGTCGCAGAGAAAGTGGATATTCTCGCCTAATCTTTTGACAAAACAGCCAAGGCTGTGAGCCGCAAGCAATCAGCAAAAGCCACTCCGCCGCCAGACCGCAGCGAGATCCTTTCACAAGTCCGGCAACTGCTCGCCGAACACTTTGATTGCGGAATCGTAATCGTCTCATGGGAAGACGGCGGAGAAACATTCCACATGCACACAAAACACGGGAACGAATACGCCTGCCGCAGCCTCGCCGGTGACGCCGAGTGCATACTCTGGCCATTCGATGACGACGAAGAAGAGGACGAAGAAGCCGAAGCATGAAGGCCACTTTGGAATTCACCCTGCCCGAAGAACGCACCGAGCACATTTGCGCCGTCAAAGGAATGGACGCGATTTTAATACTGGATGACCTTATTTCAGAAATACGCTCATTCCTTAAACACGGCGCTGGCGAATTCCGCGAATGGCGCGATGACGAAGGCGAGACCCGCACGGGGTGCGACGCCACACTTGAAAAGGTCCGCTCCTACATTTGGGAAATGCGCCGGGAAAGAGAAATCCCTGACCTCCCATGACACCAATCAAAAAATGGAAAAAGTGGATGGCCGTCGGATGCAGCCACGGTGAACTCATCTGCCCCGAAAGCCGCCGTGCCGTTTTGGATTTTGCCAAGAAATTCAAGCCAGACTTCAAGGCGCATCTCGGCGACTTCATAGACCTTGCAGCCATGCGTGGCGGCGTGTCCTCGGATGTGGACAGCAAAGACCGCGCGCGGAACATCGCCCAAGATGTGAGCGAAGGCATTTCGTTCCTTTATGAATTTTCGCCGAATGTCATAATGCTCGGCAACCACGAGGCCAGACTGAATCGCATGGCAGATTCTCCTAATGCCGTCCACGCGCACGCCGCCATGACCGTGCTCAACGAACTCGGCGACTGCGCCAAAAAGCTCAAAGCAAAAATCTACCCATACCACAACAGCAAGGGCGTCCACCGCCTCGGAGACCTCGCGCTGGTGCATGGTTATAGCTGCAACGTATCTGCCGTGAGGGATCACGCAGAGACATATGGAAAGGTCCTTATGGCGCATCTGCACCGCGTAGGCATCGAGCGCGGCAGGCGAATTGACTCGCCAACCGGATACTGCCTCGGCGCCATCTGCAATTTGGACATGGAATACAGCTCCTCGCGCCGAGCCTCCCTCGCTCACTCCAACGGATTCGCGTGGGGATACTACACCGACAACTCAACCAGCGTGAACCTGTGCGAAAGACAAAAAAACCAGCCGTGGCTCCTGCCATAGAATCCGCCTGGAGCGCCTTCTTTGAAGAAGTCGCAGTCTGCGACCCCGCCGAACTCAAAAAGCAGGGATGGATGACGAACGAAGAAATCGCCGCGCTCTCGAAACTCAAATTTTGCGCAGGCAGACAAATCGCCGATGCCGCCGTCCGCGAAGGTAAACTTGAAAAGAGAACGGTCAAAATCATGCTCGGCGGGAAGCGCAAAAATGTGAACTTTTACAGGCCAAAAGGGCAGTAAACAGGGCAACGGCGGGCAACAGCCTTGCAAGTCGTTGATTATCAAACACGCAAAAACGACTTAAAATCCCTTATTCCGAAAGGAGTGTGCGGGTTCGAGTCCCGCCGCCGGCACTGGCTGGGTGGGCTTCTTTGCCGCTGTGGGTGCGGGTCTGCGGGGTTTTGTTGTTGTTTGCTCGCGTTTGTTGTTTTTGGTTGTCGTAGGGTTTTATGTTGCGAAATCGGGCAACACGGGCAACAGTTTTGGGCAACAATGAAGGCTCGATATTTTGTCTCTCCTAATGCGTCTCGTCCTGGCACTTGGAAGCTGGAGATTCCGGCGGCTGTTTCGGGCAACAGGATCAGGCGCTTCTTCTCCACGGAGGCGGAAGCTTGGGCGGCTGGGCCTGCGCTTTTGGAGACTCTTCAGAAGTCGGGAACGGATGGACTGCGGGAAAAGGATCAGGGAGGGCTTTCGATGCGGTCGGCGGTGCGTGATTACATTGCTACCAAATCCAAATCCTCGGAAGAGCACAAGTCGAAGGTCGAGCGGGTTTGCGGCAAGCTGCTGGAGGCGTTCGATGGGCCGGTGGCGAATGTGACGCCGCTCAAGGCGGGGAAGTGGTTTGACGGCATCGAGGGTTCACCTACGACACGGGCGGGCTGGCATCGCTACGCGAGCGGGTTCTTTGCTTGGTGCGTCGATATGGAGCTACTGGATCGGAATCCGCTGCGGAGGATACGAGCGCCGAAAGCGGAGGCGAAGCGGTCGCTCGTCACAGCCGGGGAAATGGTGACGATCTTGGCCGAGGAGATGAGCGACGAGCTGCGGGCGTGGTTTCTGCTGGGTGGATTTGCGGGCCTGCGGTCTATCGAGGTGCGGCGGATGCGGTGGGAGGATATTGACGCGGCACGGGGAGAGATCGAGGTGAGGCGGGAAGTTTCAAAACAGAGCACCGGACTGCCAGAGCGTATCGTGGACTTCACCGAGCCGCTCACGAAGCGGGCGGCGTTTTTTGCAGGCGATAAAAAGAAAGGGCTGATTTTGCCACCGGCATCGTTGCGCATTTATCAAGAGCGTCAGGCGCTCATCAGGCGGCTGCACGAGGCGGACAAGGTGCCGTGGTCGCAGTTTCCAGAAAACGCCCTGCGGCATTCTTACGCAACCTACCATTTGGGGCGCGGACAGGATGCTGGAAAGACCGCTCACCAGCTTGGACACTCGACGACGGCCATGGTGAAGCGGGTCTACGCCGTGCCTTCGCGGCGGGCAGATTGGCGGGCTTGGTGGGCCGTTTAATGCTACGCGCAGAGAAGCATTGGTAAAACGATAAAAGACAACAAGTTACCCCCCCCCCCGCATTCTTCGTGGGTGGTGAGGTCGATCACTTCTGCTATCCAGTCTTCCGGGAGCGGTCCGTCGTAGCTTTGGAGAACCCACCAACGGAACTCTCTGAGCCTTTCACGACTTTGGCATTCACACTGGTGGAGACTTTGGACGGTTTGCTTGAAGATTTTTGCGGAGATTCTTCGTTTAGCAATGCCACGCCATCCATAATTTGTTTGGCTTCATACTCGGAAAAAATTTTTTCGTAGTGGCTCTGCCATGCAATGCGCATGCACTTGCGAATGGCTTGAGAGGCGGTCAGATCGTTGTTTTGAACGGAAAGCTCCCACTCTAAAATCTTGCTCAAAATAATGCGGCATTCGTGGTCTAATGACACGCCTGGCTTCGTTGCCTTTTCACTCTCCGGCTTCTTATTTCTACCCATATTCGGAACCTAATCGCAAAGGTGCACCTTTTCAATCCTGCTTTTTTTCGGTGCACCGAAAAATAAATTTTCGCCCGCAAACCTAGTGTCCATGCGGATGTCAATAGAAATCTTCGTATGGGGAGAACACCCCATTGACTTTTTTTATTGATAAAAGTGCACCAAAATAAAATGGTGCACCGCATGACAGCGACGAGCAGAAAACAAGGAGCGTGCTTCCCGGCTGAACTCTGGGAGCAAATCCAAGCGAAGGCGGACGCCGAAAGCACCACACCAAGCAAGGTGATCGTGCAGGCGGTTCGGGAAATGTTTCAGCGCACTAACAAACGGAGGGCGCGGAAATGAAAGGCACGATGACCATTCGGGAGGCGTGCGAGCTGACCGGGGCCTGCCCTTGGACGATCAAAATGCACATCTACAAGGGCAGCTTCTCGGCAACCAAGCCGCTGGGGAATCGCGGTGGCTGGCGGATTTTTACCGAGTCGCTCAATCAATGGTGGTCTGCCCGCATCGGCGAGACATCCAACCGGAGGCCATCGAAATGAAATCCCCACGCCTTTTTCTTTGCGAGGGCTACTGCCCGCTCACTGGCCGCATTCGCGACCTCATCCATGCCGCCGGATTCGGCGATGCAAAAACCCAGTTTTTTCTCAAACACCGGCTCCAAGCCACCCATGTCATCCCAACCAAATTATGATTGATATAAACGACCCACAATCCGTCTGCCGATCCATCGGCTACTTCATCCAATACATCGGAATCATCGCCCCGCTCGTCGGTCTTGGCTGGGCAACTTGGAGGATCGCGCGATGAAATTTTGGGCTATTGAGACCGAGAGCCTCGGCGGCTCCACGCGAGAGGTGAAGGGACCATTTGAGACCCGCGCGGCAGCGGAGGCATTTATCAAGCGCGACTTTGCGGACTGGTGGGACAACTCCGAAATCCCATTGGCGGACCGTGATGACGAATGCTCGTCCACTTGGCTTGTCCTGCAAGAACTCGCCGAGGTGCGGCCGGTGGGCAAGGCACAGACCAAATTCTCG